GAACAAGAAGCACAATTTAGTTTAGGTAGAGCTTCTGAAATAACAAGAGATGAAGTTAAATTTAAAAAGTTTATTGATAGATTAAGAAAAAGATTCTCAGACATTTTTATACAATTGTTAAAAACACAACTATTGTTAAAGAATGTTATAACAGCCGAAGAATGGAACGAATGGAAAGAATCTATACAATTCGACTATATTGAGGATAACTATTTCAGTGAATTAAAAGAAGCTGAAATATATAGGGAAAGATTTGATATGTTAGGATCGTTAGACGAGCATATTGGCCGATTTATATCAAATGAATGGGTGAAAAAGAATATTCTTAGGTTTAACGATGATGATATTGAAGCTATTAACAAGCAAATCGAGGATGAAGAAAGAGGTGGTGAAAACGATATGCCAGATCCAGACGATCCTAGGTTCGGTTAAGACTTAAAAAATTATAAATAAATACAGACGAGGAAAATTGAGATGAGTGAAACTATAAAAGACATTATTGATAGATTAAGAAATGGTGATAATGTAAACGCAGAAAAAGCATTTAACACAGCAATGGCTGGAAAAATGAATGATGCTTTAGACGCTAAAAAAGTAGAATTAGCTTCTAGTATGGTACAAAGAAAGGTCGAAGAACCTGTTGAAGAAGTACCTGGTACTGGTATGGAGAATGACGAAGAGCAGGAACTAGCACCAGCAGAAGCAGAAGACGAATAGGACAACTATGAAACTTATAGCAGAATACAACGATAGTGATATAACAACTTATATTACTGAAGATAAAAAAGGTAATAAATCGCACGTTATCGAAGGTGTATTCATGCAGGCCGATGCCAAGAATAGGAACGGCAGAATATATGAGAAAAAGATTTTAGAAGCTGCTGTTAACAAATATGTTAAAGAGCAGGTTTCTACCGGAAGAGCAGTTGGTGAGTTAAATCACCCGGAAGGTCCAACTGTTAATCTGGATAAGGTATCTCACAAGATTACAGACCTCAAATGGGAGGGAAGTAATGTTGTAGGAAAAGCATCAATTCTTAAAACCCCTATGGGACAAATCGTAGAAGGTTTGCTCGAAGGTGGAGTTAAGCTTGGTGTATCAAGTCGTGGAATGGGAAGCCTTGTGCAAAAGAACGGTACTAACTATGTCGGTAAAGACTTTATGTTAGCCACCGTAGATATTGTTCAAGACCCATCTGCTCCCGAAGCTTTCGTAAATGGAATCATGGAAGGAGTAGAATGGGTATGGGACAATGGAATATTAAAAGCACAAGACATTGAAATAATTGAGACTGAAATAAAAACAGCAAAGAATACCACATCTTCGGATGTAGAGATTCGAGCATTTAAAAATTTCCTCTCGAAACTTGTAAACTCTAAAAAATAATAGGAGAACGACATGTCAGAAGACGTTAAAAACTTAGACGCTGAAGACATTCAAGAGCAAGCTTCCGAAGAAGTACTTAACGATGAAGAACAAGTAGTCGAGGGTACTGAAGAGGAAGTTGTTGAAGAAACACAATCAGAAGAGTCTGTTGAAGACTTGGAAGAAGCTAAAGTGAAAAAGGAAATGGACCACGAAGAAGAGTCCGTACAACCTAAAGCGGTTGATATTCCTAAAACTAAAGCTGGTGTAATTCAAGCTGCTGTTGATATGTTAAAATCAGCAAGAAAAGAGGACGCGCAAAAGCTTTTCGCTAAGATGACTAAGATAGATGAAGTCGACGAAGACAACGATGCTGAAGTAGCTGAATTTGATAAAGCCATGAAGGGTTCTTTACCTAAAAAGAACGAACTTAAGGCAAAGGCTAAAGTAGAAGCAGTTGATTTCGACGAAGATCTTGACACAATCATCTCAGAAGAGGCTACTCTTTCAGATGGATTCCGTGATAAAGCATCAACTATATTCGAAGCAGTGCTAACTAGCAAACTTGCAGAAGAAGTTGAACGTTTAGAAGCAGAATATGCGCAAAACTTGGAAGAAGAAGTTTCCGACATCGATGCTCAACTAGTAGAGAAAGTAGATTCTTACTTAAACTACGTTGTTGAAAACTGGATGAAAGAAAATGAAGTAGCAGTTAATCAAGGTCTTAAAACCGAGATTGCTGAAGACTTTATGACTTCCTTACAAGCAGTGTTCAAAGAACATTATATCGAGGTTCCAGAAGGTAAAGAAGACTTAATCGACGATTTAGCCGATCAAGTTGCTGAACTAGAAGAATCTTTAAATAAATCCACAGAAGAAAATATTTCTTTACACGGCAAAGTCTCTTCTTTCGAGAAAGACGAAGTTGTTAGAAATGCTTCTTCAGGGCTTGCAGAAACAGAAGCTGAGAAATTAGCTAAACTTTGCGAAGATGTAGAGTTTGATAACAAAGAAACTTTTGAACAAAAAGTTGAAACTATCAAACAATCATACTTCAAAGGTGAAGTTAGTGAATCAGTTGATGAAGTAAACAGCATAGCAGGCGAAGACGAAGCTCCGGCTGAAGAACTTAACGATGTTATGTCTAGATACACTCAGGCTATAACAAAATTTAACAAATAGTAATCTATAGGGGAAACAAATGTTTAACGCAGATTCACAATTAATCGAAAAATGGTCCCCAGTACTAGACCACGAGAGTGCTCCTAGTATTGATGATCGCTACAGAAAAGCTGTTACAGCTAGACTGTTAGAAAACCAAGAGGTTGCTCTTAAAGAAGAGTCAGCACAAGCTCAAGGAAATTTCATTTCCGAGGCAGCTGCTGCTAACAATATTGGTTCAGGATCAGCTCCAAATAACATTGGAACTTTCGACCCAGTATTAATCTCTTTAGTAAGGAGAGCAATGCCAAACTTGATTGCTTATGATATTGCCGGTGTTCAGCCAATGACTGGACCAACTGGACTTATCTTTGCAATGAAGTCAAAATACAGTTCACAGAGTGGAACAGAAGCTTTATACAACGAAGCTGACACAGACTTCTCTGGTACTGGTACTCATCAAGCTGACCCAACTGGGTTATCCGGCGTAACTGACGCTGACACTGATGCAACAATCGCTGACGAATCTGACACAGTCTCCACATTCGGTTCTGGTTTATCCACAGCCGCTGCGGAAAGATTAGGTGTCGGAGAATCAGGAGATGGTTCATTCGGTGAAATGGCTTTCACAATCGAGAAAGCTACAGTCACAGCGAAATCAAGAGCGCTAAAAGCTGAGTACACAATGGAACTAGCACAAGACCTTAAAGCTGTTCACGGTTTAGACGCAGAAGGTGAATTAGCTAATATCCTATCTGCTGAGATCCTAGCGGAAATCAACAGAGAAGTTATTAGAAGTATTCTAAAAACTGCTAAAATCGGTGCACTACAATCTTCAACTGCAGTATCAGGTATATTTGATGTTGCTACTGACTCAGATGGTAGATGGATGGTTGAGAAATTCAAAGGTCTAATTATGCAACTCGAAAGAGAAGCTAATGTTATCGCTAAAGAAACAAGAAGAGGAAAAGGTAACTTTGTACTTTGTTCTTCAGACGTTGCTTCAGCTTTAGCAGCTGCTGGTCTATTAGACTACACTCCAGCTTTATCAGCTAACTTGAATGTTGATGACACTGGTAACACTTTCGCAGGTGTGCTTAACGGTAGAATGAAGGTCTACATTGACCCATATTCAACTGTTGACTTTGCTTGTGTTGGTTACAGAGGTTCAAACCCATACGACGCAGGACTATTCTATTGTCCATACGTTCCTTTAACTATGGTTAAAGCAGTTGGTGAGAACGACTTCCAACCAAGAATGGGATTCAAAACAAGGTACGGCATGATCGCTAACCCTTACGTTGCAATCGATGGTACAATCGGTTCCGACAGAAGTAACCAATACTTCAGAATCTTCAGAGTTGATGACATTATGGTGTAAACCGTTTTTCAAAACAACTTAAGAAAAGGGGCACTTCGGTGCCTCTTTTTTTATGTTTATGATTTTAAGTCGTATAAATAGTAGTATGATAGAAACAACAGTAATGTTGTTGATACCATTATCGCTTGTCGGTTGGTATCTTTTGTTATCGGATCCAACAGACACGAGGTCTATTTGGAAAAGATTTCATAGTATAATGAAATCAAGTAGACTTAATAAAGTTATTAAAAATTTTTTATAGATGGCATTAACAACAAATAAAAACTTTTTAAGCCCGGTAGGGTTTAATTTTAAAATAGATAACACGAGTTTTCCTAATTTGGAATACTTTTGTACAGCAGTGACATTACCCGGGATAAGCCTGGGTGATGTCCCAATACCATATAAAGGAGTTAATCTTGCATTTACCGGGGATCGAATGGGATTCGAAGATCTTGCAGTAAGATTTAATGTGACCGAAAATATGGAAAACTATATAGAAACCTTTCAATGGTTATCTAATAGTGCACAAAAAAGTGATGCAGATAAAAACTATAAGTTTGATGCTGTATTACAAATAATGTCATCACATAATAATGTTAATAAAGAGATAGCATTCTCGGGGGTATTTCCAATATCCCTAAGTGCTGTCGAATTCAACGCACAAAATACGGATATAGAATACGTACAAGCAGACCTAGTATTAAAATACACATCATTTGAATTTAGATAGGGGTTTACTTTTTCCCTAAAATATGGTATAATATGTAGTTATGAATTTAGAAAATGTATTAGAAATGTGGAAGAAAGATAATGTTATTGATGAAATGGCATTAGATGAATCTTCCAGAGAAACAGCAAAACTTCATTCGAAGTATTTAGAATTATATAGCACTAGTAAATTAAGACTAAAACAATTAGAACTAGAATTTAAAGTATTGTTAAAAGATAAATTTAACCACTATAATGGTAAATTAAGCCAAGAAGAGTTAGATGAAAAGGGTTGGAACTACGACCCATTAAATGGTTTAACAGTACTGAAATCAGATATGGATAAATATTATGACTCCGATCCTATCATACAAGAACATCAGAAAAAGATAGCATACCAAGAAGAACTATGTAATACTTTAAAAGAGATATTAGATAGTATTAAATGGCGCCACCAAACTATAAAGAATATGATAGAGTGGAGAAAATTTACCAGTGGAATTTAAATTTAATGATTACCGATATTCCCGAATCGGTAAACAGTATTATCCTATTGTAAAAGAAGCATTAGAAGAATTAGGGCATACTGAATGGGAAGAACCTTATTATGAGGCTAAAACAGATAGTGCTCCTGAAATCCACTCTTATCCAGACTTATACATCTATAATCATTGTCACCAACAAGAGATTAAAACAGATAACAATCTTATTATAAAACCTACCGGACCAACATCTAAACATTTTGCAATTGATACTATTGGATATGCAAATAGTTCTTCTTTAGCATTTGATAAGCCTATTGAAATAGATATGCGTGAATATGATATTAATCATGATATACAAATCCATAATTGGATAGAAGAAAGAGCAAATAAGTGGGATGATTCTATATTATTAAAATGGAAAAAAAGTAAAAAGGAAATACCATCAGACCATGTTTTAATTATATGTCAACAGCCAAAAGATGAAACTGTACATGGATTTGGGTTTGGAAATCATTGGGAAAAGGTATGCCAGATTGTAGAAAATGTATCTAAGAAAACAAGGTTTCCAATTGTAGTTAAATTACATCCTAGTCAAAAAGGTAAACTACAACAAATAAAAGATTGGGAAGAAAAAGGAATATATGTTATATCAGGATATATTAGTATTCACGAAGTATTACCAAAAACAAGAGTTGCCATCCTAGAGAATAGTACAGCAGGAATAGAATGCCTAATGCATGATGTTCCAATTATATCTTATGGTTTTCCAGAATATCATTGGGCGACTAAACAATTACAATCTTTAACGCAATTAGAAGATTTAGTTTATGATTTATCCTGGCATAACCCAATAGACGCAAGAAGGTTTATGAATTGGTACATATTTGATTATCTTTGTACTGATATAAATAGTACTGTGAATAGATTAAAACAACTTATATAATGGACCAAATAAAGATAGTCAAAAAGAACCACGCGTTCATGTACATCGAAACCGATCCCAGCATTGAAATGGAATTAACAGAACATTTCTGTTTCTTTGTTCCTGGATATAAATTTATGCCAGCATATCGCAATAAATATTGGGATGGTAAAATTCGCCTGTTTGATTCACGTAAAAAAACTTTATACATTGGTTTGTATAAGTACCTAAAACAATTTGCCTTAGAACGCGAATACGAGTGTATAAGCACTACTTCTAAGAGGTATGGTAGCTTAGAACCAGAAAAAGATTTAAATTATATTCCAAAAGAATGGTTAGATAATTTAAATTTAACATCAAACCAAGTACCTATTCAACCACGAGACTATCAGTTAAACGCGTTAGGACACTCGCTAACAAACAAAAATTCACTCTTACTATCTCCAACTGCATCTGGTAAATCTTTAATTATTTACTTAGCTTCTAGATGGTATATCGATAACGAACCAAGTAAAAAGATATTAATAATCGTTCCTACTATTTCTTTAGTAGAACAAATGTATTCTGACTTTGACGATTATAGCCAAAAAGATAATTCTTTTCAAATAGATGAATGGGCAAATAAAATACATGGTGGTGTACCGAAAGGTCCAATGATGGAAAGAATAGTTATATCTACATGGCAATCTATTTACAAAAAACCGGCGGCATTTTTTCAGAACTTTGGTATGGTAATTGGTGATGAAGCACATCAGTTTAAAGCTAAGTCACTTACATCTATTATGGAAAAATGTACAGAAGCAGAATATAGAATAGGAACAACTGGTACGTTAGATGGTACACAAACACATCAGTTAGTATTAGAAGGTTTGTTTGGTCCAGTACATAAAGTGACAACAACAAAAGATTTAATAGATTCGGACCAATTAGCTAAATTAGATATTAAAATGCTATTGTTAAAATATAAAGAAGCACATTGTAAAGAAATATCTAAATTAAAATACCAAGAAGAAATAGACTTTATTGTACGATATACACCCCGAAATAATTTTATATCTAATCTTGCTATTGACCAAGAAGGTAATACTTTAATCCTGTTTAATTACGTTGAAAAGCATGGAAAGCCCTTACATAACATATTAAAAGAAAAACTTAAAGGTAAAGATAGAAAGCTTTTTTATGTCTCGGGCGAGACGGACGTGGACACGCGGGAGCGCGTACGTGCGATAACTGAAAAAGAAAAGAATGCAATTATCGTAGCTTCACTAGGTACGTTTTCAACGGGTATAAATATAAAGAGACTACATAATTTAATATTTGCTTCGCCCTCTAAGAGTCAGATTCGTGTATTACAATCTATTGGAAGAGGACTTAGGAAATCTGATAAAGATACAACGGTGTATGATATTGCAGATGATTTACATTGGAAACAAAAAAAGAATTATACATTAGAACACGCCGCAGAAAGAATTAAAATATATAGTAAAGAAAAATTTGATTATGAATTATTTGAGATAAATATATAAATGGAACAAAATAATAAAGTAA